ACACGCAGGCGCGGTGGGACGATGTCGAACCGGATGCGGTCAACCTGCCCCGTTGCAATTGCGTTGAATAGCTGTGTGGCGATGTGCTCCGGGGTCGTCAACGCCGCGTCTCCAGCATTGCCGCCGCTCGGGGTAGTGTACGAGAACGTGCGGGTGTCCAAGCCCTGTCGGACGGTGACGGAGTATTGCTTTGAGAACGCCCCGGAGGTGATGTAGAAGAAACCAGCATCAGCCGACGCCCCAGCATTAGGCGCGTACGTCACAACCGGCGTCTTATCGAGATTGGCAAGCCACAGCGCGTTGTCTGTGACTGCGCCACGGATGCGCGAGGACTGCCCCACGAGGTACGGGGACTGTAGAGTCTGCAAGACATTGAACTGTGGGTCCATGATCCGGACTTGACCGTCCTCGGCATCAACCACGACAGACACCTGCTCGCCTGAGATGTCCACGAACCATGCGACAAGGTTGTCGCTTGCGTTGAAGTGCCCGGCGTACTGTGCGCCTGGGCGGCGGCGCAGGCCCGTCACTGGGTCTGACACCATGTTCTCTTGGGCCGAGACCTGCCCTTCCAAGCGGGACTCGGGAAGCTGCTGGGACACGCCCTGCAGCGGCGGCGCGTACGCCGATTGGAAAGTGCTCATTGTCCCTCCTCAGATTATGCGCGTAGTGCGCGTCGGTACTTTTGCCACTGCCGAGTCTTGCGCGTGTTGAACTTCTTCTGACGCAAGTGCTCCGATACAACACCGTCCCAGCCTTCCCCGGCCAGACGCTGCCAGACCTGCAGCTCAGGCTGCTGGCCCAGATCGGTTGCACATGCCTCGATCAAAGCACTGTAGAACACGTAGTGCGCGGCACTCTCCGGAAGATCGTCGAACTGCACGTACTGCGTGATCCGACCCTTGACGGGTTCCGTGAACGTGTACGATAGATCCTCGGTCTTGAAAAGCCCAAGGCCGCGCGTGGCGACGCCTTCCTCCTCGGGGACGAAGCTCAGCGTGTTCGAGCCGAGTGTGATCGTGCCGTCAGGTGACGGGTGCGCTGTGTGCGTGTACTGATTGAACCACCAGCCCTTCAGCAAGAACGAGCGGAGTCGGACCTCCAGCACTGGCAACAGCACCGACAATGTCGGGTGCTTCGCCTGGAGGCTTGTGACAGGACGCTCGCCCAGCTTGGGCATGATGAGGTTGACTGCATCCAAAAGTTTCATGCGGACCTCCAAACGAAAAAAGGGGACATCCCAACTGAATGGAATGTCCCCTATGGGTTTAGTCGGTGGCGAGCACAGCGACAGTGTCGCCGCGCTTCAGACCGACGGTGTACATGGTGTACGAGTCCAGCACGTTCGCGAAGTTCTCTTCGTCGTCCCACACTCGGGCCACCATCGGCTGAGCCTCGACGGTCACCAGGGTCTTGCGGGGGTGGAACACGACCATGCGGGCGCGTGCATCGGCAGCATCGAGGTCGAACTGCGGGCCCAGGAAGTGACCTGAGATGGCTGCGGTGGGGAAGCGGGGAGTCTCCACCACGCGGATGCCGTTCAGCCAGCCGATGCGGCGCATCGAGAAGCTGTTGTCACCCTGACCACCTTGGAAGTCCACGTTCATGAGCTTCTTGTGGTCCAGCAGCACGTTGAACGTGTCGGGATCGCACAGGGTCACGAACTCGGCGAGCGAGCCACCGAGGTCGCGCTTCACGAACTCAGCAAGGATGTCCTTGTGGGCGCGGACGATGCGGTCAGCCTTCGACTCGGGATCGGTGTCGGCAGCGTAGCCGGTCATCGTGCGGAAGATGCCGTCGAAGAACGCGCCGGAAGCCTTCAGGGACTCTGGGGCAACCCAGCGACCGGCCTTGATGAGCTGGATGACGTGCGCTTGGTCGAACGCCTTGGCGTGTGCAGAGCCGTGCTCGGCGCTGTACTCGGCCTGGAAGTCCGGGGCGGTCCAGTCGTCTTGGTAGTCGATGGCGGTGCGGATGTAGCTCGTGGTGTCCACGGTGATGAGCAGCTTCTCATTCACGATGCGGGTCGTGTCCAGCTTCTCACCAGACTTGCGACCCTTCACCACAGCGCCACCGACACGGTCACCGCGCCAAGTGTTCGAGCGACCGGCGACCGACTTGAAGTTCGTCAGGCCGCTGGAACGGAACATCGACTCGACTCGGAACGAGCCTTCGATGTCACCTTCGTAGGCTTCAAGGTGGATGTCGCGATCTGCGTCGGTCCCGGCCCAGTGGCCGCGAGACATGGAAGCAGCGTAGTCAGTGTTTGCCATTTAGGCTCCTTTCTTTGTGATTACAGGCCCACGCTCTTACCGAGAGAGCGACGGGTAAACAGGGCTTGTCGCGACTGTTCGTAGTCGCGGGCATTCGGGTCCAGCTTGCGCAGCTCCTCTTGGAACTGCGCCTTGCTCAGACCTTGGGCCGCATTGGCTGCACCCGCTGCGGTGTTCACCAGACCGGCTGCTTGGGGCAGCAGGCCGGATGCTTTGCCGAACTCGGCGACGATCTTGGCACCGGCCATGATCGCCTTCTCGTTCGTACTATCCAGCATCTGCGCGACGGTCACGCGCAGGGCTTCAGGGGCGGCCTTGTTGAAAGCCGCCACCGAGGTAGACCATTGAGCCTCACCGCCCACAGCCGCGTAAACGGACTGGGTGATTGCGGTGCTCTTGGCTTCGACGGCTTGCACGATGCCGCGTGCGATCTCCAGCAGATTCGCAGCGTTCGCACCCGCCTTCTCTTGCAGGTACGCGGCGTCGATCAGACCGACATCACCGTGTGCCAGGGCCTTGCCCAGCACGCGATCCAGGTCGAGATCCTTACCAGCCGCCTGCATGACGTTCGCCATGCTGCGGATGATGGGGTCTTCGATCTTGGAGGTGTCGAACTCGCCGAGCTTGCCTTGCGCCCACGTTGGGTTGCCATCGGGCACCTGTGCAGCAGGTTGGGCTGCAGGCTGTGCGGCGGCTTGTTGGGGGCCCAGGGCTTGCTGCAGCAGGGCCACGATGTTGTCGAGACTCGGCTGACCGGCAGCTGGAGCTTGTGGCTCCGCAGGTGCCTGGGCGGGTTGTTGGGCCTGCTGAACGGGTCGCTGCACCATGCCTGGCTGTTGACCGGGCAGAGCGACAGGCTCTGCACCGGGCATGCGGGCGGGAGGGCCAGCAGGCGGCACTGCAGGTTGGCCGAGATCAGCCGGTGCGCGGGGTGCGGGGCCTGCGGGCGGTGCGTTGAATCCGTTCGTCGGGACGTGTTGTGCTTGGGTCAAGGTTTAACCTCCGAGTAGTTGCTGAATCTGGCCTTGCTGGCCTGCGAGGGTGTCTGCCTTCACGAGTTCGCTTGCGGCGTTCGTGGCTGCTGCCTCTGCTTCAGCATTCGCCTTCATCTCTTCAGGCGTGAAGAACATGGATGCCGGGTCGATGCTTCGCCCAGCGAGGATGATGTCAACGACGCGCTGCGGGTTGATGCGCTTGTCGAGCTGCGTGATCGGCATTGCCGCGCCGATCTCCTGCGCAGCCATCAGCAGGTTCTGCACATCGCCAGTGCGACCGAGTGCCGGGATGCCTGCCGTGATGTTCGCCTTCAGCTCGCCTGAGATGATCCCAGGCAGCGCGAGGTCGGACACCTCAGTCAGCAGCAAGTGCGCCAGTGGCACTTGGATGCCACCAGACAGCGTGCTGTACACGCCGCCCAGGGCGTTCTCTGCTTCCTGGGCCTGACGCTGCAGCTCGTACGCTGTGACGCGCTCGGCGTGCCGTGTGATCGCCTCGTACATGAAAGCACGGGCGAGACTAATCGTGACACGCTCGATGACCTTCTCGGTCTGTTCGAGCTTACGTGCGTCTCCAGCCTCGTGTACCTGCACGTTCTCAGGATCGCCGCGCACCCACTCACCGGAGTCAGCCGTAGCCAGCTCGTCGATGTCGGCACCTGCGCCAGCACCCACGAGGTGCAGCACGCGCATCATCTCCACCGTGTACAGTGCAGAGGATTCGCTCAGATTCGACAGTCGGGCAAATCCGCCTGCGTACTCCTCCACCATGCCCCGTGCGTAATGCTCGCCAGGGATCAGCACCCAGGTCGGGCACATCCACGGGCACAGGTGCAGCGGATACCAGCCGGGCTTGCCGACCTTGACGGTATCCACTTCCTGAGACACAGCGTAACCCAGCATGCCGTTTCGGTACTCCCGGTGAATCCGGGTGTACTTCTCGACCTTGCACTCTGGGCGGCTGTACTTCGTGCGGTTCGCAGTCTTCAGTGCTTCTTGCAGATCCAGCGGGAGTGCCTCAACCGAGGTGTACTCCCGGAGAACGCAGTCCAGCATTTCGCCGGTCCCGTCTCGCTGCACGGTGAACTGGTTCAGCCCGTAGGCCGTGACCTTACCGTCCTTACTATCGCGGTGAAGCAGCACCTGACCTGTGACGATCAGATGCTTCAGCGCCAGGATCAGACCTGCGTAGCCTGAGTTCAGGAACAGGCGGGAGTTCGCCGCCGATTCCATCTTTGCGAACATACCCCGCAGCTTCTCCTCCGAAATTCCTTTACGTCGTGCGACGGCCCTGATTCCATCACTCGCCTCCGCCTTGAAGAACGGGTACTGTGTCGGGAACAACAGCCGAGCCAACTTGGAGGCGAGGTTGTTCACGAGCAGTGCGCCGACTTCTTGGAAGTCACGCTCCACGATCACCCGCCCTGAATGCGACACCTTCGAGATGTCGGCCATCAGGTACGGTAGTGTCCACTGCGCGTACTGCTCGCAGCGGTTCACGACGTGCGTGTCTTGGAACTTGTGAAACAGGGACTTGTAGCTCGGCGCGGGCATTACGCCATGATGCCGAGTTGCGAACTCAGGCCGGAGCCGGTGCGACGACGACGCGTGCCGCCGGCACCTGCCATCATCTCCTCAGCCCCGCCACCTGCCGATACCTGCGTGACGTTCTCCGTCTGCAGGTCGGCAGCAAAGTTCTGTTGTAGGTTGTTCGCCACGCGCTGCGCTTCGAGAATGGCTCGCTGAGCACGCTCTGCGCCGCTCGTGTCGATCTTCGGTGTCTTCATTTGATCCTCCGGTAAATGGTTTCATAACGCCACGGTCCCTTGCGATGAGTGAACGCCAGAACCTTGGCATCCATTGCGGAGGCCAGGGAGACAGCCATACGCATCATGCGACGGCTGACCCCCGTGTGTCTGTATTCGGGGAGGACGTACTGGGTGAACACACTGCAGCAATTGCCGACGTGTGCATCCCACTGATCCTCAGCCAGCACAATGCCGCCAACGACTTTGCCGTCAACGAATGCGCCGATCTCCCAGCGAGGGAGTTCCTGCAGGGCGAGTAGAGCACGTCCTACCCAATCCTCCCTGGATTGTACTTGGAGTTCTTCACACTCATCCCACGCCCGCAGAAACATCTCAAGGTTCTGTACAGCTTCACCCGGGTGCCGGTACATTGGCACGACTAGGGGTGTTGAAGTTCCCACGGGTTCTCCTCTCTACCTCAGCCAGAACAGCTTGTGTTCCAAAGTAGTACCGCATCTCTGCCTCAGAGGCATTACATCCTAGAACTACTATTGGGAAGATACTCTGAAGGTACTTCAACTGTTCTGTACTGAACTGTACATCATTACGAGGTCTATGAGGGCTACTCATCTCTACTCCCTTCTCTCCTCCGTCCATTACGGGTGATTCTATTCAACAGAACATGAACTCACTGTCCAACACCTCGCGCAGATCGAGGTGACCCTTGCTCGGAACCTCACCCAC